AAGATTTGATTGGCTCGGACAAGTTATTGTTTCTTGATGGTAAGACACAAGAGTTTACTATCATCAATCAAGGCGAGGGTAAAGATGTTAAGAATGTAGGTTGGGTATCTAATACTTATTCTATTAGTAGAGGTGTTGGTTATGACTATGACATTGACTTAGGTAAAAAAGTTGCCACGAAAAAATCTTGGTCAGGTTGGCTATCCGATTATGATATGTATGGTAATTATCAAGGTGGTCGTATTGAATACGATAACACTTATAACACTAATTGGGATAGTCTTGACGATAAGTTAGATGGCGAGGCAACAGATATGGGACAACAATTAACTGATGAAATGTTATGTGAATTAACAGTTGATGAAATGATTGAGGTTGCCGAGAGTAATCCAGTCGGTCTCGGTGTCTTTGTTCACGACCTATATAACATTGGAAACAACACTAAATAAAGAAAGGAAAACACAATGAAATCAAAGACTTATAAGAAACAAAAGAAACTGATTGACATCTATGATGAGTGTGCTATACTAGATGAAAATGTAGATGAGTTTTTATTTGGGCAAGATGACGATACTATTGTTAGTACAGTCAATCAAGTTGAAGATGAAACTTACGATTAATAAATAACAAGGGAGTAAAAAAATGAGTGGAGTAAAAAATTGGTTAATGGAAATGCAAGAGTATTCTCATTATTTAATAGACACAATGACAGTTGAAACCGCTAGAGAATTCTTTATAAAAAAATATGGGGAGTCTCAAGTCAATGTGTTTAATGATGAGTTGGCTTTTTTAATTAGCGAAGGAATTGAATTATTTGAGGGTAATACTTACGATAAAGATTTCTTTAATAGAGAAGATAAAAGACAATTAGAAATGAATTTAAGGGAGTTAAAAAAATATGAATAGATATGTAATAGTATGGTTCTTATTAGGAATAATATGGGCTTGGGGTTTGATTGCAATAGTGGGTGTATTGATAGGATATAATAAAGATGTTTCAGATATCTATCATATCGAACAAACTAAAATACCTAATGCAATTAACACAATAGAAACAATACCCGTTGAGGTATATAAATTAGAAAGGACAGACAATGAGTTGTGAACACCATCAAGAATATCTAGAAAATAAATTAGATATGTGGCGAGATGAAATTTATAATGAGTATGAAAAGTATTTCTCGCCAGAAGAGATAGAGATAATGAGAAAAATTGTTTACAATGAGTTAGATGTAGATATTATGAGAGAAAAACTTATAGACTTTTTCAATGAGCATTCTTGTCCTTCCGAAGATTTAATATCAGGCGAAAAGTATTTTGATAATAACTATGATACTTGTAGTGATGATGAACTTAGAGATAGATTAATAGTAGATTTAGGAGCATAATATGGGAGCAGATAAAGTAGTAGCAAGATTGAGATATCTTTTAGATGAATTTAAAGGCGAAAAGAATATACCTTACTATCGAATAGAAGATATTATCAAACACTTTGATAGAGAAGAAAGTGATATGCTCGATATCTTGTATAAAGAATCGACTAAAGGAAATATATCTTGACTTTTATAAATAATAATGTTATAATGGAGGACTTATGTTTAAGAGAATAACTAAAATATTGTGGGGTCAGAATCCAGAAACAGATATAGATGGATATGACAGTCCAGACCCAGATGATTTAAGCATTGACAACGCATATAAAACTAGATGGATTTGGTATCATACAATCTTAGGGCTAGAGTTGTTAATAATCATTATGTTATTAGCAGGTATTCTAGTAGTATTGGGGATTAAACTATGACTAAAAAAGGATTTACAAAGTTTGATATTGACTTATCTTACGGACAAATACGAGAGGATAAAGTCAAAGAAATGTTTGAGAACAAAACTATTGAAGTTAAAAGTGAGAGGTCTTGGTGGAGAAAGACTGGCAACATAGCGATTGAATATGAGTATAGAGGTAAGCCAAGTGGTATCTATAAAACTGAAAGTGATTACTGGTTTCATAGATTAGAATTAAAAGAGGGTGAGTTCTGTACTCTTGTGTTTCCAACAAAGGTATTGAAAGGTATAGTAGATAAATACAAAGATAAACTTACAAAGAATGTAGGGGATAGTAAAGCATCTAAGTGTGTACTTATACCTATCAAAGAAATATTTAATGAAACATTTTACAGTATGGCAGATGAATAAAGAAGATGTAAAGATATTAATATTAGCTATAATTTTTATACTACATGTAATAGTAATAGGAGAGATGTTATGAAATTTGAGTTGTTTATCATAGGTTTATTTGTAGGTTTAGGTTTACTTATCTTTACAACAGTATTTGGTTTACTGTAAGATGGGTTGGAATTTTAATCCACCGCCAGAAAAAACAGACAAAGCTATATTAATTCTTATAATATTATTTTTATTATTACAGATAGACGGAACATGAAAGAATTACTTTTATCCTACATAATATCTGCAATATTTATATTTATATTAGTGGTTTACTTGTCGCCTTATGGAGGTCAACATGAACCAATAGAAAGTTTAATTTGGATTTATCAGAATGTAAGATGGGATTTATAAATGGACTCATACAAAATATTATTTGGTAAAGACTTTGAAGATTTTGTTAGTGAATATATATCAAGTTCACTAAAAGAAAAAGATATTATTGTGCAAAGAAAAACAATAAAAAAATTATTAAGAGAAGCCCAGACATACTGGACTTTAATAAAGAGAGGGGAAAGACTATATGACTACGATAACAAAGGAAGCTAAAGAATTATTTCATGTTTTAATTAGAGGGGACATGAATGAAGAAAGTATTACTTGGTATATACAAACAGTATGGGATTGTTTACCCCAAGTAAAAATCAAGGATATTCAATACCTTAACTACCTTAAAGAACAAAACAAGAACATAAAAGAGAGAAACCATTTACGAATTGTGGATAACAATAAAAAAGTTCTTGACAATGAAAACGAATCGTGATATAATCTATATAGATTTTTAAAGAGTTATTATTATAATAATAATAAAAACAATAATAACATTTTAAAATATTTTTAAATAGGATTTTTGTGTCCTGTTTTTAAATAACTGCATTATGTTGTTGACAAATAAAAAGTTCTATGGTATAATGCAAACATTATAATAACATTAACAAATAACATTAGGAGAAAACATTATGGCTACAGTTCAAGGAAAAGCATATTGGGCATCTATCACTAGACCCAACACAACTTTCGACCCTGTTTATCAGATTGACTTAGCAGTTGATGATGATGTTGCTAAAGAGTTTAGTAGCAAAGGCATTACTGTTAAAGAAGATGAGCGAGGTAAGATTGTTAAGTTTAAACGAAGAGTTAATCGTGCAGATGGTACGAGTAACCCTGCTCCAAAGCTAGTGGACTCTGCTAAGAATGCAATTGATGTTCTTGTTGGTAACGGTTCTGAAGTGAAAGTTATGTACAAAGAATACGATTGGAATTACGCAGGTAAATCTGGTGTAGGTTTAGACTTACAAGCCGTTCAAGTTATCGACTTAATTCCTTATGGGGAAGAGTTTGATAAGGTTGATGGCTTTGTCGCAACAGATTCCGTTGATGAATTTTAATTAATTTAAAATGATTGGGGCGACACAATGGATAACAACTTTGTTAAATATCACATAGCTTGTGATAAGTGCGGAAGTAGTGATGCGAGAAGTGTTAATAAAAATGGTAGTTCTTACTGTTTCTCTTGCAACACTTACTTCCCACCAGAACAAACAAACATAAATGAGGGCGACACAATGGGCATACAAACAGTTCAAACAAAACCAATAATAATAGAAAACAACGCAGGTACTTTTAGTGCTATCGGAGATAGATGTATCAACGAAGACACAGTTAAAAAGTATGGGGTCAAGGTTATCAGCGACGCAAGTGGCACGATAGACAGACACATCTACCCATATTATGACTCGACTGGTTCTCTTTTAGCTACCAAGACTAGGTATGTGAAGAATAAACAATTCTCGATAAAGGGTTCAACCTCTGACTCTGGATTGTTCGGTCAGCAGTTATACAATGGTGGTAAATATGTTACCATAACAGAGGGTGAGATTGATGCGTTATCAGTCTATCAATTACTTGGTTCAAAGTATGCAGTAGTTAGTATCAAGAATGGTGTTGCGTCTGCCCTCAAAGATATCAAGAAAAGCTATGATTGGTTAGACCAATTCGATAACATTGTTATTAACTTTGATAATGATGATGTCGGTAGAGAAGCAAGTAAGAAAGTTGCAGAGTTGTTCGCCCCATCAAAGGTTAAGATATTAAAGTTACCCGAAGGATACAAAGACGCTAACGATTTACTTAAAGCTAATAAGTATCAAGAGTACATTAAGTCTTGGTGGAATGCACCTACCTATGCACCAGATGGTATCATTAAAGGTGAGTCACTACTAGAAGAAGTACTTGCTCCAGTTGTAAGGTCAACAGTTAATTATGGTTGGCAAGGACTAGACGAGATGACTTATGGTATTCGTAGTGGTGAGTTGGTTACATTTACTGCAGGTACAGGACTTGGTAAAACTTCTATCATAAAAGAATTAGTGTACAATCTATTCAAGAATACAGAAGAAAAGATTGGTATGATTATGCTTGAAGAAAGTCCTAAGATTACTGCACTAGATATCATGAGTGTTGAAGCTAATCTACCTTTGCGTAGACCAGACATTCATATGAGTGATGAAGACAAAAGAAAATACTTTGATGCTACTGTTGGTACTGGTAGATTTTATTTCTACAAACACTTTGGTTCTAACTCAGTGGACAACATTGTATCTAGAGTTAGGTATATGGCTAAAGCATTAGATTGTAGATACATTGTACTTGACCATGTTAGTATGGTTGTATCATCTCAAGAGTATGGAGATGAAAGAAAAGCACTTGATGAGATTATGACAAAGCTAAGAACACTTGTCGAAGAAACAGATATAGCTTTGATACTTATCTCACACTTGCGTAGACCAGACGGTAAAGGACATGAAGAGGGAGCGGCAACTTCACTATCACAACTAAGAGGTTCGGCTTCTATTGGTCAGTTATCTGATATGGTTATTGGTCTTGAAAGAGATGCACAGAATGATAGTCCTACTGTAAGGAATACAACTTGCGTAAGAGTATTGAAGAATAGATTTATAGGTATGACTGGCCCAGCTACATATCTATACTATGATAAAGAAACTGGTAGACTACACGAGACCGAGAAACCAACTGGCGAAGAGTTTGAAGATGAAACATTATAACAAGGGCGAGATTGATGCGAGTATTTTTAGATGTTGAAACAACTGCTATTACAAATCTATTACCAGATAGAATTTTTCTTATTGTATGTAAAGACGACAAACAAATCACATACTTTAAAGAAGATGAGCTTGATAAGTTTAGTTCTTATATTGGTAGGTATGATGAGTTCGTTGGGCATAACATTATAGGATTTGATGCACCAGTTATTAAAAAGATTATTGGTGTTGACTTACATGAGAAGGGTAAAGTTATTGATACTTTAGTCCTGTCAAGATTGTTCGACCCAGTTAGAGAGGGTGGACATTCTTTAAAATCTTTTGGAGAAAGATTAAAGTTTGGTAAG